GCCGCCGGACCGGCACAGGCGCCATAAAAAGCGCCATTGACGACATCGAGCACGCCGTCGGGCGATCGCCAGCGACGCATGGAAAGTTCAAGTCGTCGCAAGAGCTGGTGCGTAACGCCATTTATCATCAGGCCGTTCATTACGTCTACGACGAGTTTGGGAAGCAGCTTGAGAAGTTGGCCGGAGCCAGTAAGGGAGGGGCGCATTATCTTGAGGACTTGATGGCGGAGCTCATCGCCATCTACTCAGTGCCGCGTGGCCAGCACGGCATTTCTGGCGATATGAAACGTGAGCTAGAGGAGATGCTCGATAAGCGAGTGGCCAGCGAGGCGAAGAAAGCTGGGCTAGAACAAGGTGAAAACCTGCTCGATTACATTAAAAAAATCCGGGTTGCGCACTAGAACGAGCCGTGACGATGCGCAAAAGCGCGTCAAATGGAATTATCCAGCCGTTCTTGACTTTTTTCGCGCTGAGCGAGCCGAGGAGTTATAACGCAGCGCTTGAAAAAGACCCGTGGCTGGCTACCGGTGGATTCCTTGGGCGCTCCCTTTTCTTCGAGGAAATGGATAACGTGCCATCGCCAAAACCCATCGACGAAGTGTACAGAGGGATGCCATCGGACAGCGTGATGCTGCGCCTGCATGCCCTGGCTAACGCGGGGACGTGCGACAAAGAAGAGCGCATTGAACGACGCGGTGAATGGGTAAAAATTAAATGGTCAGAAGAGGCGCTCAATTTTAATGAGCAAATCAAGATGTACTGGCGCGAGATTGCGCTGAGCGAAGATGAGCAAGGTTCAGGGATGGAGAGCCAAGCGCTCGGGGCGCACGAGCTGACCATCAAGGTGGCAGGGATCTTGGGCGTGGCCAACGGCATCATCAGCGAGCAAGACATCAAGTGGGCGCACGAGCTGGTCAAAAAAATCACGCTCGACAAAATCTCCCGCACGAAGTCCGGCGAGAAGCTGAGCGGAAGCCGCGACGAGCGAGGCGAAGGGCTACTAGAGGCGCTGATGCGATACGTCACAAGCATGACGACCAGCTACTGTACAGTCGGGAAGGCGAGGCAGGCCGTCGGCAAGTTTAAGGCCAGCACCGAGGCTGTCAGTCAGGGGCTAGAGCTCTTGGTCTCCCACGGGCGCATTGCAAAAGAAGTTGTCAAAGGAGGCGGCGGCAAAATCGCTATCAGGTATATGGCAATAAAATAATTACAATTCGTTACAATCAATCTATTTACAGGGCATCAAGCCCTAGTTATAGTTAGCTCATATCAAGGGCAGCAAGCCCTTGAAGGAGAAAAAAATGAACACACTGATGAACGCACTAAGAATCGCAAAAGAAACTGACAAAGCAGTTGCTGTGGCCAATTCTGCCTACCTCGCCGCCAAAGAAACTGCGGCGTACGACGTGAAGGAGCTGTCCTCGACTCAAATAGCTCTTCTCCGCGAAGGATCTAGCCTCATTTGGCTGCCAAAGTCACAAATTGAAATCGAAGAAGGTCACGTCGTGAAGATGGCGGAATGGCTGGCTAAAAAGAACGACTTTGAAACCGTAGAAGCGCAGGCCGCTCAGGCTGAACGCTTCGACAAGTACGAAGCGTTGGTGTCCGCCGCCAAAGCCGCAGGCATCAAAGGCATTCGCGCAGGAATGCGTGCTGCAACGATTCGCGCCAAGGCCGCCTCATCGGGAATCGCACTTGTTTAATCATCACAAAACTGGAGTAAAAAAATGACATATCTTGAGAAAATACTGGCGGAAATCCGCCAGTACCCACGCGAAGAGGTGGCGTACAAGTCAGGCGTGAGCCTTGGTACGCTCAACACCCTGTTATCAGGGTCGAACACGAACCCGACCACACAGACCGTGTCGCGGCTAATCGACTTTTTGGAGAGCAAGAAAAATGACTAGTTTTCTTGAAAAAGCCAGCAAACCAAAAGTAAAACCGCCAATGCTGACCATCGTCGGGTCGGCAGGCACAGGCAAGACCACCTTGGGGGCGCTCTTCCCGAACGCCATAATTCTACCAACCGAAGACGGCACCACTGTCTTTGAGAACTGGGACGATGCAATTCAGCCTGCCGTTTTGCCGCGGCTCCCTAAGTCGCGAGAGGGTGTGAGCGCCAAGGCTACGCTCATGGCCATCATCGACGAGCTGATGACTACGCCGCATGATTACAAGACGCTGGTTGTGGACAGCATCACCACGTTGGCCGGTATTTTTGAACACGAAATCGCGCTGCGCGATGGCGTAGGCACCGTAGCCGATGCCGCAGGTGGCTTTCACAAGGGCTTTGCAGAGCTGGCCAGCTGGCACGCTGACTTCGTGTACAAGTGCGAGCAGCTTCGGGCGGTTAAGGGCATGGCGGTGGTGTTCTTAGCGCACACCGGCATTAAGAAAATTCGCAACCGGCCAGACGCGGCGGCAGACTACAGCGTTTTCAGTTTGGAGATGGACAATCAGGCGCTGAGCATTTATGTCAGCCAGTCAGATGCGGTACTGTATCTCAAAAAAGAAGAGTTTGTGAGCGGTCAAGAGACCGACCGCAAAGGGAGACAGACAAAATTCGGTCGACTACAGCAGACCGGAAACCGCACACTGGTTACCACCGGTGACGGACAAGTCGGCTACGTCAATGCCAAAAACCGCTACGACATGCCAGCTGAACTCCCCGTTCCGCATGGAGAGAATCCAATCATTCCTTTTATCAAATTTTATCAACAATCTGAGGTGACAAAATGAGTAATTTTTTTGATGGTATCAACACAAACAATAGCAGTTTTGAAATTGGCGGCGGATTCGAGCTGCTGCCAAAAGACACGCGCGTCGTCGCCACATGCGAGCAGGCGGTCACGAAAAGCTACGAGGGGCGTTGGTCTATCAACATAAAGTGGCGCGTGAATCTTCCGAGCCAGTACGCAAACCGCGTCATCTTCCAGACGCTGAAGGTCTGGGATGATGATCCATCGAAAGCGCAAAAAGCAAAAGCGATGCTGGCCGCTATTGCTACCAACGCTGGCGGTAGACTTTTTCAGGCGATGTCGCAGCGCAACGAAAACGACCCGAGCGACGAATCGTTGCAGACTCTCATGAACGCGCCAATGGTGCTGCTCATCGATGTATGGGAAATCGAAGGCAAGTCTGGAAACTGGGTCAAGGCCGTGAGTGCGTACAATCCGACGGCTCAGAAGCCGTCGCCCGTAGCAGTGGCACCAGCGCCAACACTCGATGATGATATTCCGTTTTGAGGCATAAAAATGATTGAACAACGAACAGAAGAATGGTTTGCGCAGCGAAAGCTGCGCATTACCGGCAGCCGAGTGGGGGCAATCCTTGGGTTGTCGCCTTGGCAAAAACCAGCTGACGTACTGCGAGCAATGGTGCGCGAATATCATGGAGCAGAAAGCGAGTTTAAGGGCAACCCTGCTACTGCCCACGGCATGGCTAACGAGCATCGAGCGCTGCTTTGTTTCATGCGAGAGTCCGGCCTGATGGTTGATCAGTGCGGATTTTTTGAGTATGGCGACTCCCTTGGCGCGTCACCCGATGGGCTAACCAGCGACGGCGGCGTGCTGGAGATTAAGGTACCGTTCGGACTGCGAAATGGCGGTGAGTTTAAGACGCTGGCCGAGCAGCCGCACTATGCGGCGCAAGTGCAAATGGAAATGCTGGCAGCAGATAAGACTCACGCATATTTTGCGCAGTACATCGCGCCAAAAGGCGACCCGCTAGCACCTGATTATGTGCCCGAGAAAATCAACATTGAGCGCGTAGAGCGCGACCCGCACTGGCTAGATAATAATCTAACCAAAATTAGTGATTTTTACCGTCTGCTTTTGAGCGAGCTAGACAACAAAGATCACCTGGAGCCGCTGCGCGTACAGTTTGAAGCCGATGAAATAATTGGCGAAATTGACGCTTTACGAGAGCGACAAAAAGCCGATGCAGAGCGAGAAAAAGAGCTTGTTGGGCTGCTTGTCGAAATGGCCGATGGCAAAGATGCCGAGGTTAGCGGGCGTAGGTTGACGCTTGTAAAACGACAAGGAAGTATTAGTTATGCCAAGGCAATTAAAGAGCTTTTGCCCGATGCGGATTTAGAAAAATGGAGAGGCAAAGAGACGGAGAGTTGGCGATTATTTTAATTATTTAATACAATCCAACCCCATGCGGATAGGGCGGCCACCCGACAAGAGCAGAACCGTACTGCTTTTCCGCAACCATTCTACGGACACTGACGGAGTGAACCTTGATTACTTTACGACCATACCAACAAGAAGCAGTCGACAAAACAATCGAGTGGATAAAAAAATCCACACTACCATGTCTTACAGAAATGTCTGTAGGAGCTGGAAAATCTATCTATCTTGCAGAAGTTGCCAGAATAATACACAGCATGAGTGGTAAGCGCGTATTGTGCCTTGCCCCACGAAGCGAGCTAGTCATTCAAAACCACTCTAAATACAAAGGGCTTGGACTTGAAGCAAGTATATATAGCGCGAGCGCAGGACAGAAGAACCTAAGACACCCAGTCGTATTTGCTACACCAATGACATTCAAGAGGGTAGCCAAGCGCATTGGATCAGAATTTGCCGCAGTCATAATAGATGAGTGCGAGGGAACAACCCCGGTTATACGTCAAATCATTGAAGATATGCGCCTTGGTAGCCCAAATCTTAGAGTTATTGGAACGACCGGAACGCCATTTACTACAAATGGCGGCTACGTTTACAGGGAAGATGAAAGCGGCAGGGCGTTGCCAGATAGTCTCGCTCGCGATCCGTATTATGCAAAAAAGCTATACACGGTAAGCACAAGACAGTTGCTTGATGCGGGGTATCTCACGCCCGCTACCGTTGGAGAGACAGGCCGTGACTTTTATGATGCACTTGAGCTAATGCCCAACAAAGCAGGAAACTTTAATCCGAAAGATGTAGATAAGGTCTTTGTAGGCCACGGGCGAAAAACAGCGGCAATCGTTGCTGATGCAATGGATAGGCTGCGAGGCAGAAGCTCGATTGTGTTCTTTGCCGCCACTATCAAGCACGCAGAAGAAATATATGCCAGCCTGCACCCTGATATTGCAGCGGTTGTTCACGGGGGAACTAAATGCCGCGCTGAAATACTTGCGAAATTCGGAAGTGGGGAGTTGCGTGTATTGATCAACGTTAATGTCCTTACGGTAGGTTGGGACTGCCCTCGGGTGGACGGCATTGTTCTGATGCGAGCAACTGAGTCTGCACGACTGCTTGCCCAGATAGTCGGTCGCGGCCTCAGACTGTTTGAAGGGAAAGCGGATGTGCTACTGCTGGACTATGCGAAAAATTTTGAACGCCATGCCGAGGACGGGGATATATTCAACCCAAGCATTAAGGCCGCCTATCAAGGCGCTGGAGGAGAACCAATCGAGGCCATCTGCGAAACGTGCTTAAAAATTAACGAATTTTCAGCACGGAAAAATGAGGATAATTTTGATATTGATGAAAATGGCTATTATGTTGACAGCACGGGCGAGCGCATCATGGTCGAGTGCGGCGACGAGTTTAAGCCCATGCCTGCGCACTGGGGAAGGCGATGCAATCACTACGATCTGCGCACAGGCGAGCGCTGCACAGGGCGCTGGAGCTTTAAGCCATGCCCAGTCTGTGAGGCTGAGAACGACATAGCAGCGCGTTACTGCTGCGTCTGTAAAGCCGAGATTGTGAACCCTGGGGATAAGCTAATCGAGTTACACACAAAACACAAAAAAGACCCGACGCAGTGGCAGACGGACGAAGTCATCAGCATTGACTACGAGTCAGGCATCAGCAAGGCTGGCAACGCTATGATTACCGCCACCGTGAAAGTTTCGCGGCGAGTAATGAAGTTTTATCTGCTTGAAAATAATCAATGGGCGGCTCAGAAAAAAGAATTTTTCGCGCACCACACAAGTAATTTTACGCAACAACCGCGCACAATCACTTACAGGGAAAAAGATAATTTTTGGGAAGTGAATAATTTTAATGCACAAACGGACGAGGAAAAATTGCAATGCAAACTGAACATGCCGAACAAGTCGAGCTTATCCAGTGGTATCGCCGCACCTACGGCAACAGCCTTCTAGTGGCCATCCCTAACGGTGGCGTGCGTCACGCAGCAGTCGGGGCGCGACTGAAGCTGGAGGGCGTTTCTAAGGGCTTCCCCGACCTCTTTTTGCCCATCCCCACCGGCACGCATCACGGCCTCTTCATCGAGCTGAAGCGGCGCGAAGGCGGGCGACTCTCAAAAGAGCAGAAGGAGTGGCTGGACTATCTGACTAGCGCAGGCTACGAGGCGAGAGTCTGCGCAGGGGCAGGGGAGGCAATGATAGTAATAACAGACTATTTACAGTCTGTTACAAATAGATAGTTTACAGCTAGGGCATAATGCCCTATAGTTCACTCATCGCAAGGGCATAACGCCCAAGCCAAGGGGAAAGACCATGAGCACAATTTACCTGATGAACCCACACACTGGCACAGTACAGACTGAAGCCGAATGGGCTGAGGAAGGCTTCAACCATGACAATGCGGAGCTGGTCGAAGTGGTGAAGGTATCCGTCAAAACAGTCAACGACAACGGCCTTGAGCAAATCGCCAATCTTCTCGGTGAGAAGCACAAACTTGGAAAAGACCACTTCAGCTGCTCCATGCTTTTGGCATGGGCTGAAGAGGTAGATGATAGTCTTTCCGTGGGAAACGGCGCGTGTTTTGAGATTCGCGCCTGGGATTCAGTGAGCGGCCATACAGAGCGCTGCTGCATCACGGATGAAGGGCTGGACACCAACGAAGCATGGGCGGATATTTAAAAATGATTGGCTACGAAAACAACACCTCCCATCCCGCTTATCGGCGGGAAATGGACTCGCTCGACCGCGAGAATGCAATCGCATCCCGCGCGGAGGAAATCGCCAAAGATATTGAGTCCAAGCCCTATGAGTCTGACGACCTCTATTGTGGGGTGGAGCGAGCCGAAGAAAAATACCGCGTAGAAATCGCGGTGCTCATCAACAACGGCGCGTACCTCAAGGCGGCAGAAAAGCTGGAGGCGCTGATGGATGCTGCTCGTTCAAGACGGGCTGAATGGCAGGCCGAAGAGCAAGCGCGGAAGGAGTTTGAGTAATGGCTGAGAAACTATTGATGGGGGCGGCCTGCCTTATCC